CCGGTTGTACTGCTTTTCCGCGGCTTCCGAGACTTCCCGTTCAAACGCCGCAGCTTCCTGGAAGGGCTGCGTTTTCGGATTGGCCAGGGCGTTGAGTGCCCGGACAAAGGAAAATTGCCGGACTTCCTTTTGCGTCAGGCCGATATCCGCGGCGGCGGTCAATTTGATCTGCGCCTCGCGTTCGCCGAGATGGTCGAGAACCAGGCCGCGGAACGCCTCGGCACTTATACCGTCCTCGATCGCCTTGTCGGCCTTGTCACGGCAATTGAATTTTTCGCCGATCGCATAGATCTCCCGGATATTGTTTGCCGCTTCCTGAGCGGCGTCCTTCGCCGCTTTGGCGCGGATCTCGTCGAGGTCCGGAGGTGTCGATGCAGCGGCCTGGGCCGGCTGCGTGGGAATGTTTTCGTCAGACATGGATTTTACCCTTTCCAAGGTTTCGGGAATTTCGAGGGGTATGACTTGCTTCAGACCGTCACCAGCCGAGCGTCCGACACCAACCGTGTCGTCAGCCGGAACCGTAACGAGAGAGATTTCATAGGGCGTCCAACTGGTCGCCCTGTAGGTCGAGGTTTCTTCTGTTTCCTCTTCCAGTCGGATTGCATTGATCCGGTAGCCTACGGAAACGGATCGAATTTCCTCGTCCTTTACTCGTTCGAAATATTCCACTGCCCGCGCGCCCTTTCCGAAGCGCACTGTTGCCCGGCCACGCCGGTCAGCAATGGAAACCTTTTCGATGACGCCGACTTGATCGTCGACCTTTGTACTGTGATCAAGCAGCAGCGGTGCTCGGCCGGATTCCATCCGTTCGAGATTCACTTCGCCGCGTTTGTGACCCAGGATTTCGACACCGAACCAGCGTTCGACCGGCTCTTCTGACGAAAAGCTTAATTCGACCGTGCGCGCCCCATCGTCACCGATATCAGCACGCAGTATTTCGGCCTCCCGGGACATTGTCTCCGGCAGCTCAATTGTCTTGTCTGGCATGATTAGCCCTCTTCAGGCTCCGGCTTGTCTTCCATTGAATCGTCCGATGCCGGCCGGAGCGGTCCGGCGAACGTCAGTCCATAAGACACCGCAAGGCGTTGGGATTCGGCTATCTGCTCATAAACCGCCTCCAGGTCCTCGCCGCGGTCCGCGACGATTTCCTGCGGCGAACGCAGGCCATTGGCGAGATCCGTATCGTTGGCGACCGCTTCGTCCTTCGGATTGACCGCCCGCCAACCGCGTGGCCGCCAGGTCGCAGCATCGAATTTCGAAATCTTCTCCAACGGCAAGGCGACTTCGCCTGAGATCATCGCGACCGGCAACCAGGTGGAGAATGCTGTGTCATGCAGGTGCGCTGCCATGAAATTCTGCAGCACCCGCCATTCATCGCGCTCCTCGCCCAGGCCGGCGCGCAACGAGGAAAAGTTCGCGCCTTCCAGATCGTTCGCCAGCGACGAGTAGGCGACCCCGAGGCCCGCCGCGGCGCCGCGCAGGACAACCTTGATGAACGGCTCCATTTCGCCGTCCGGATATCCCGGATTGAATTCCTGGAAATCCCAGCCAGCCGGCAGGGTCTCGATCTCGCCGGCGGCGATCTTCTGGATCTCCGGATCCTCAGCCTCGCTGTCATCGCCTTCCGCCAATTCAATGTCAGGCTTCAGGAAACCCATCTTTGCGGCACCGGCATGCGCTGCCACGAGCGCCGCCTCCTCGTAATCGTGCAGCTTGTTCAGCCTCCGCAATGCAGTATGCGCCCAGGGCTCACCAAGATACTGCGACGCATCGACGGGCTGATAGACATGGATGATGTCACTGGCCGGCACCCTGACACGCTCGCGCTTCTGGATCGACCGATCGCCGGGATTGACCGACCAGAGATGATAGGCCAGCGGTCGGCCGAATTCGTTAAACTCGATCCCGCCCTCGATGTAGGACCCGCCAGACAGTTTCTCGACCAGGTCGATGTCCAGATGGTCAATAGTCAACAGCTGCAACTGGAAACGGAACGGCCCGAACCCGGCCCCGGTGCGGATCTTGGCAAGAAAGTTGCCATCGCGCGCAATAACCGTTGCCGCGATCCGCTGGACATCGAGCCAGGAATAGCGGCCGCAGACAGTACAATTGCCGCGCCTCCCCCAACGCTGCCAGGCATCCTCGACCTTTCGATTGGCCGCCACGTCCAGCGTCCCGTCGGGCTGCCGCGCTCGCATCTGCAGCCGGATCCCTGCTGGCCCGACAATGTGGCGCCGGCACATTGACAGAAAGGCCTTCATGAAATCGTTGTTCTGCGCCTGGATCCGGCTGTGAGCGATCAGTCCGCGCAGGTCCAACCGCAATTGTTCGGCCGGGCTGGTCAGAGAACTGAAGGTCGAAAAACCGCCGAACAACCGATCAGGCTTTGCCGCACTGTAGCGGCGAACCTTTCTCGGACCAGTGGAGGGTATTTCAGCCGCTTCTTTCGGCGGCCAGTCTGGAACCCGCATCAGCTGAAGTCCACGAGCGTGCGTTTACGGCTGGACAAGCCCCGCGCCTGCCGGTTCTGTCTCGCGACTTCCGCTCTGTAGCGGCTGCGCCAGGTCATGAGCTCATCGACAGTCATCTTCGTCAGCGACCGGCCATTGATCTGGTAGGAGGCAACGTCGGCCGATGCGCGGTTTTCCAGCAGCGCCTCGATCGCATCGAGCATTCGCTTGGCATGACTGCGCGGATCCGCACCGGTCTTTGTGGAGACATCCCAGAAGCCGGTGCCGATCGTAACCTTTTCGCTGTCCGACTTGCGTTCGATGAAAGCCGTCCAGTGGAAGCGGCCAGCGGCATAGGCGGCAGTCGTCGCACCGTCCAACGTCACCAGAAAATCATTGCCGGAGGCCGTTGCGACGATGTCGCTGATCGCCGCGGTTGCACCTTCCAGAATGGCGGAATATTTCAGATCATATTCGGCCGGCGGATAGTCCGAACCGAGATCCGTCCGCTTCCATGTCACCAGGTCACCGGCGACGATCTCTGTCGGTTCGGTTTCTAGCGGTTCAAATAGGCTCAAGGTTCAGGTCCTCTTGACGCGGAAGCTGCCTGCCGGCTTCCGCTTGGTGCGACGACGCCGGCCAGCCGGCTTGTCCTCTTGCGGCGGAACCGCCGGGCTGGTTTCGCCGGCGCCGATATCCTCGATGTCCAGCTGCTGATCGGGCTCCGGAACATCCCGTTCCGCTTCCAACCGGTCCCATGTCGCGTCAGCGAGATTACGGACGCCATACTTGATTGCTGCAGCTTCCGCCTGCAGCATCGTGTCGAGCATCTCGTTCGCCTGGTTCGGATCCTTCACCCAGACATAGATGGTGAAACCGTCGCGCCGGCGTTGCGGCTTGCGCCGCTCCGCGGTCAGCTGCCGGTAATATTCGTCATCGAGGCCTGCCGGCAGCGCAATGAAACCGCGCTCGGCCGGGTCCTCTTTGCGCAGGTTTCGGTATAGCGCCATCTTCAGGATAGACGTGCCGAAATTGTAGAACCGCTTCGAATAGCGCAGCAGCTTTCCGGTCTTGTGGCTGCGCTCTTTCTTCACCCGGGCCAGGAGCGGCGCATTGTCTTCATGCCGGCCGCGAACCATGATCACCCGGTTGGCCGGATGTTTCTTTGCCCAGCTCCAGACATCCTCCGTCCAGGCATTGCCGTCGATAGCGGCCAGATCGACGCCAAGTTTGCGGCCGGATGCATTCGGCCAGGTCTGCTTTAGCAAGTCGCTCAGATGCTGCTGCGGTTTGGCTTCCGAAATGTGACCGCTGATCACGCCTTTCTGGACGACGGCCCGGCGCAAATCCCGCGCCCAGGCGACGGCCTGCCATTCGATACGGTCCTGCTGGCAATCGATGCCGAGCGTCACGACGACATGCCCGGCCGGGATAGTGCCCAGGCCATGGCCCGTCTTTTCCGCACGGTCGCGGATCTCTTCCCAGGGCGGCGCCTCGCCGTCGATCTTGAACGCCCGGCCGAGCGTGTCGTTCCAGAACACTTGCTCGGATGCCGGGTCGCCGCGCGAGTCCAGCCATTCCTGGGCGATGCGCTCCAGGCTCTGCAAAAGCGAATAGGCCGACCAGATGTGAAACGACCGGTGCGTCCGGCGAGCCTTCTCATTTGCCGCGACCCAACGGCCCTTGCGGATCATCGCTGCACGATGATGATCCTCGATGGCGGCGCCGCAATCCGGGCATGTGAAATGCGCGTTTTCCGGATGATCCTCGTCCAGGTTGGAGAGCAGGTTTTCCCAGTCCAACGTATGTTCGAAGCCGCAATGCGGGCACGGTACGTGGAAGCTTTCCTGGCTGCCGGCATTGAAATTCTTGGTGATCCGGCAGCCCGGTTCGACCAGCGGCGTCGAATTCTTGAACAGCTTCGCGAACTCGTGCGCCCTCGATCTTGAGTCGGCCTGCCGCTCCGGATCGCCGGCCGGGTTCATTTCCCATTTCGACAGATCGTCCTGGACCTGCCGCTTGACCGAGATCATCGACAGCGAGGCCGGCGAATTGGCGCCGGAGATCTGCAGTGAACCGCGGCCGTCGGCGCGCTCCTTGTAGAAAACGGAATCGCCGCCGTCGCGCGCCTTTTGCGGAAACAGGTCGCGCAGCCGCTTGTTGCCGCGGATCATCGGCTGCAGCTTCATCCGTGACCAGCGCCGGCCATTGTCCTCGGTCGGATGGACATAGAGCACGTCGCCGGGATCGAGATCGAGCGACCCCATCGAAAAGATGTTGGCCAGGACGGTGCCGCCGAGCTGCGCCGATTTCATGTTCGTGACGATCCGGCACGGGTCGTCCGGGCCGAGCGCGAACAGCAGCTCGGAGAAATACGGAAACAGGTCCGGATTGTATGGGCCCGGGAACGGGCTTTCACGTTCGGAGAACGAAACGTTTTCGATCGCCCATTTCTCCAGGTCGACCGGCGGCGGTGGCTGCAGCACATCAGCGAGCACCTTGGCGGCAAGCCACTCGCCGTTCGCCACGGCAATGGTCATTGCATCGCCACCGCAGTCACCTGGTCGGCCGGCTTGTCAGTCGGGTCCTCGATGGTTTCCGGCACGCGCTCCGCCTCGATCGCCGCGGACTTTGCCGCCTTGTCGCGGATGGTCCGGAACTCGGTTTTCAGAAAATGAACAACGTCGCGCTGCGGCAGCTCGAACCGGCCGGCAAGCGCCGTCGCCAGGTCGGTGATCGAGCCCTCGAACACCTTCATGATATCGACCGCCAGGCGCTGCATCTGGATTTGCGCGTCTTCAGTGCGGATATAGATCCCGGTCCGCGTGCGCTGCTCCTCCTCCAGGCGCTGCGTCTGCAACTCAGCCTGCCGGAGCTTCTGCGCCTTGATCTGGGCGTCGAACGGATCGACCAGCGGTGCCGGCTTGTCCGGTTCGGCGGCAGCCGGCGGGCCGTTCAGGTCCGTGGTTACGCCGTTCATGCCGAACCGCTGCGACGGATCCAGCCGGTCGCGCAGATGCTCAAGGGCAACCGGCACCCGGATCCGAGCCATCCGCCCCTCGCCGTCCAGCGCCTCCGGTCCGATCTTGGAATCCCGGATCCATTGCGAGACGCGAGCTGCCGATACCCCGCGCTGGCGCGCGAACTCGGATTTGCTGACGGTTTCAACCGACGACATGATGGGTACTTAAGACCTCTTTTAAGGCTTCAAAAATGACTGCGTCTACACAACCCCAGCGGCGCGAATTACCCGCGGGCTTTGCCCTATGGAAGGACCCGTAAAGCCTAGCGGAGGCCGCGGATGATGCGGTCGTGGGCGATGCGGTGCTGGCGCGGGTAGTGCTTCATTGTCGAGCGCCGAGCCGTCGCTCTGAATTGCAGGCGTGGGCGATAGGTCGCCCGGTCCTCGTATCTGACCAGCAGCTTGATGCGGCCGGCCTTCGATCTTTGCCAGATGCCGGCAACGCCGCCGATCGTGTCGGAGAAGGTGTCGG